TATGAGCTTTCAACCGGGGCAACAGCAAAGGTTGACGATGAGAGCCAGGTAAGCGGGGAAACGGAAAACGATTTTACTGAACCGGTTATATATACTATTACAGGCCATGGTATCAGGGAGTGGACGGTAGAGGTGGAGGTGGCAGAATGAGGACCCGTGTCCACGTAGAAGGAATAGCAGAGGCAGAAAAGAGGATAGGGAGTATTCTCTCGACCCTGGATAGCGCTGACGTAGAAAAGGTTTTGGTTGATGGTGCCCGCATAGTCCGCAGGGAATCGAGGAGAAGGGCTCCCAAGGGCCCCACGGGTAACCTGCGTAAAGCCCACAGGGCAAAGCGGGGCAAAAAGAGGGACAGGTTATTCCGGACAGCCTTTGCGGCGGTGGACAGGAAAAAAGCTCCCCACGCCCACCTGGTCCATGACGGCACAGGGCCCAGGACACCCCGTAAAGCCCGGGTATTGTATGATAAGGGTACCGGAACTCCCTTTGGGCGAAGTGCTGCACCCATGCCGGCGAACCCTTTCTTCAGCGATGCTGTCCAGGCTACCATGGGAGAGGTCACCCGAACGGTTACTTCTGGCATGGCACGGCTTATCGGAAAGGCGGTAAGGTGATATGACGCAGATAATTGATGATGTTTTAAGGGAAAAAGTAATCGCATATTTAAAAGACGATGAAGGGGTTGCCGAAGTTTTGGGCAGCCGTATATTCCCCGAAGTCCTGCCAGGCAACCTAACAAGCTTTCCGGCGGCCGCAATAACAAGGACCTTCACTGACCGCAAAAGAAGTAAAACTGGCTTAACGGGTATAACGGATTCCAGGGTTGCCATAACCACTCAATCCCCAAGGAAAAAGGAAGCGGTGGCGGCGGCCAATGCTATAGAAAGCGCCATGGAAAAATTAAACGATACAAGGGATATGAAGGGCCTGGAAATTAAAAAAACGGATCTGGCAGATCAGGATGATTTCTATGTTCAGCAGATAGAAAGGCACCAGATAGAAAGTGAATACCTGGTGACCCACCAAAATGAGGAGTGAGTATAAATGCCAAGCAAAATAACTGGTGTTGATATCTTGATAGATGTCAACCTGGGAACGGAAGAAAGCCCGGACTGGAAGGCTGTTGGTGGACAGCGTGGAGCCAGCCTCAGTGAGAGCAGGGAAATGGTATCCGTTACCCATAAGGGCTCAGATGGCCAATATAACGAGAATGAATATGGATACGGAGAATGGAGCATATCCGCAGATGGGGTATATGTGGAAAATGAGGAAGCCTACTTCCACCTTGTTAGCGCAATGAGGACCAAGGAAAAGGTAAGGGTCCGTTGGACTGAAGGCGGGACCAAAACTTTCGCCGGAAGGGCCCTGGTTAACTCCCGGGATCTGGACGGACCATACGACGGAGAAGCCACCTACTCCATGGAACTGCAGGGAGACGGAAAACCCGACACCCCTGAAGATGAATACAGTAATAACTTATCTGCATTGACAGGCATAGAGGAAAACGCCACAACCGCACTCAGCTTTATTCCCAGCTTTTCCGGGGGCACTTATGACTACGTTACAAACGTGGACTCAAGCTCCGGATGGATCAAGCTTACCCCGACCGCAGATGCCGGGACCATAACTGTTAACGGTGCTGTGGTAAGCTCCGGAAACGAAACCGGGGAGATTGCCCTCGGGGACCCCGGAAGCATTACTGATGTCACTATAAAGGTCAGAGAAGAAAACAAGGTGCCCCGGACTTATAAATTAACCGTGGCCCGGGAGGCATAAGTAAATGCAAAAAACAGTTAATTTAGAGTTTCCAGACAAAACCCGACGGCTTAGATTTGATTCCAATGCCTTTGCTGACCTGGAAGAATACCTGGGCATGGGTTTTAAGCAGCTGATGAAAAAGGAGCTTTCCTTTGCTTTCTTAAGAGCCCTGGTTTGGGCTGGTCTCAAGTGGGAAGAACGTGGCCTGACCATAGAACGGGCCGGTAACCTTGTCCACCAATACCTGACCGAATGCGGAGACAAGGATGAGTTAGGCATTAAGATCACCGAGGCGGTGAAAGCAAGCGGCCTGTTCAAGGAAGATCCAAAAAACCTGGAAGCGGAAGCGGTGAAGAAGGAGGAGTAGCCGACTTCCGCTTTTCTGTTTGGATAGAAGAGCAGAAACCGTATGCCTATGAGGCAGGCTTAAAGCCCTGGGAAATTGGAGAGCTAACCCCTGGAGAGCTAACAGAGTTCATAATGGGCTATTACCAGCGCACGAAAAATAACGCTATTATCGAGGCCTGGTATACAGAATACATGCACAGGCAAAAAAGGCTTAAGGGTCTTGAGTTTTACTTGAAAACCAAGGACGATAAGCCAATCGAGGAATCCAAAAAAGATTACTTTGAGTTAAAAGAAATAATGGGTGGTGGTTAACATGGCCAGTCTGGCACAATTAATCGTGCATGTTGGGGCAGATGCCAGGTCCTTTGAGAAAGACATGGGGAAAATAGAAAGAAAAATGAAGGGCCTGTCCCGGTCACTCGGGGATGTGGGATCCACTCTTACCCGGGGGGTCACAGTTCCCATAGCTGCGGCAGTTGGAACTGTAGTAAAGTTCGGGGCAGATTTTGAACAGGCCATGACACAATCGACCGCTATCATGGGCGACCTATCGGACGATATGCGAAAAGATATGGAGGGAGCTGCCCGGGATGTGGCGAAGACCACAAAGTTCAGCGCTGCGGAGGCTGCTGAAAGTTATTTCTACCTGGCCTCTGCGGGCATGGATGCTCATACGGCTGTAGAGGCCCTTCCCAGGGTAGCAGCCTTTGCCCAGGCGGGTAACTTTGACATGGCCCGGGCAACAGACCTCTTAACCGATGCCCAAAGCGCATTATCCATGACCGTGGATGACGTTACACAAAACATGGAAAACCAGAACAGAATATCTGACGTGCTGGTAAAGGCTAATACCCTTGCCAATGCTTCCGTCGAGGAGTTCGCTGTATCACTAACCAATAAAGGTGCGGCGGCCCTCGATCTTTTTAACAAGGACGTAGAAGAAGGTGTGGCTGTTCTTTCCGTATTCGCTGATCAGGGCTTGAAAGGGCAGGAAGCAGGAACGATTCTTGCCAGGACCCTGGAAGGCCTGGGAGAAAGGTCCCGGGAAAGCGCTGAAGAATTTGAGGCGCTTGGTATAAAGGTCTTTGACTCTGAGGGCGAAATGAGAAACATGGCCGACATAATCGGCGATATGGAAACGGCCTTTGAAGGTATGTCTACAGAACAGAGGGATGCAGAGCTTGCAGCCCTGGGCTTTAATGAAAGGACCAGGCGGGGGATCTTAACCCTGATGGGCAATACAGAAGCTCTCAAAGAGTATGAGGAAGGCCTGAGGGATGCAGCTGGGACCACTGACGAGGTAGCGGAAAAACAGTTAGATAACTTTTATGACCAGCTGGGATTATTAAAGGATCAGTTAATTGATGTGGGCCTCACCATATGGGAATCCCTCCAGCCAATTATTGAGGACTCTCTTATGCCGGCCCTGGAAAACCTGGCTGAAATAATTGGCCGGGTAGCTGAATGGTTCAGCAATTTGGATGAAGATACCCAAAAAATGATATTTACAATCATAGGGATTGTAGCTGCCATCGGCCCTCTGCTGATGGCGCTATCATTTATCATTAAAACTGTTTCCGGAGTGATAGGGATAATAAAACTCCTGGCCGGGGCCTTTACTTTCCTGCTATCCCCCATCGGCCTTGTGATAGCTGCTGTGGTCGCAGCCATAGCTATAGGGTGGTTACTCTACAACAACTGGGATAAGGTAGTGGACTTCTTAACCGGGCTGTGGGAAAGCTTTTCTAGCTGGTTTCAGGGGCTGTGGGATGGTATCAGGGATCACCTGTCCGGAATATGGGATAGTGTTAGCGATAAAGTGTCCAGCACCTGGGACGGCATCAAGGGAGCCATAAAGGCGGCTATAAATGCTATTATCGGTTTTATAAATGCTATACCGGCGGGCATAGAATCAGCCATAAACGCCGTGAGCGGGGCAATAAACAACCTGCCCAGCTTTACCGTTCCTGATTGGGTTCCTCATTACGGGGGAAGAACTTTTAGCATGCCCAACATTCCCACCATTTCCTTAGGACGTGTTCCTACTCTTCATAGCGGAACTGATTACTTTGTCCCATCCGGTGGTGGAAGGGAAGGTTTGGCGCTCCTGGAGAGGGGAGAAAAGGTGATCCCCAGGGGAGAAAGCTCCACAGTCCACCATACCTTTGACCCAATTACCATTGAAGGAGTAAATGACCAGGGGCAGTTTATTGCAGCTGCCCGGGCTGTTATAGGTGAAATAATGAGCGACGAGATTCATAAAGGGGATAAGCGCCTGGCTAACAGAGCCAGGATAGTGCCCTATTAAAGGGGGAGTAAGATATGGCAACCTGGGGAGAAAAAGAAATAAAGTTTTCTAACCGAAACTACCGGCCACCGCACAGGCCGGGGAATATGGCAATAATATATACACTTCCGGATCCTACGAGTCCTACAGGATTTAACCAGGTTATACAGCAGGGGCCAACTCCCCGGAAGGCTGTCAAGGGAACTTTAATACTTAATACTTACTCGGATTATTTAAGCCTGGAATCGGACATGCACCAGGGCGCTGTTAAGGAGCTGGTGGCTCCCGAGGAGTCCGGAGGCTATTATTTGATTGTGGATTTGGGCGAGCCGGATCACAGGATGAATAACGTTATTTTTGCGGATGTAGAATTTCTCGAAGCCACACCCCCCGAAGAACCGGAGGGAGAATAATGCGACCTATACCAAGCGAAGTAATTAAAATACTTAAAGAAAAGCAAGAAGCCGTGGGAAGCGAAAGGCCAAGTTATGAGATAACGGTGGAGGGGATGAGCCAAGGCGAATACAGTGGCTTTGAAAACATAAACTGGATAAGGCCCGCATCAGAGTCTAAAAGAGTGCTTTCTTATGCCAACCGAAAGGATGGCAAAATATG